ATGAACCTTTTGTTTTTGCTATGTTTTTTATTTGTTTCACGGCTTCTCGAACATCCACACATAAGATAAATACAGAGGAACTTGTTACCATGTTGTCCCAATTTACCACAATGCGAACCCCGTCAGGATTTAAATCATCCGATTTTAGTATCCCCTGTCGTAATCTCATCGTTTATCGCGCAATCAACTTGTATCACCCATGTAGGTGGTAAGTTCATGTGTGTGCCTCTACTTAATCGCATCTTAACCTTAGTGGCTCCCAGTTTAGTTGTAAGATCTTGTAGAAACGAGTTATAGTTTATTTGATGTTCACCACACCACGCCTTCAGAGGTTTGGGTACAAGAAAAGCACGTTTCAAATCTGTTTCGTATCGGGCTACGAGTTTACCTCTTGGTAAAGCTTCAGGTATGACAAGGTTAGCTATATCGCCCTCTTGCTTACGTAAATCCTCTGTGCTTTTAATCCATAATACATTACTCCAATGCTCGTGTATGTAATCGTTGAGTGTCTCTTCGACAGATATGCTCATGTCCTCAACCTGACGTTTGTTCTCTTTCAAACGTTCTACAGCCCACTGAAACAGTTTTTTGGTGTCATACTGCACCAGACCACACCGCTTTGCCAATATGATACCCGTCAACGTACAAGCAACAAGCACTGACCAATATCTGTTCTCAGCTGTGAGATTTGCTTTAGCATCAACCTTTTCTTGTACCTGTCGTATAAGTTTTTGCACCTCGTCTAAGTTCTCCATGACATGTTTGATGTATACTTTACCTGCGTGTCCGTAGTTATTTTGTAGACATGTGCTAAATACGTCTGTTTCCTCTTTCGTGTCAAACTGCATACGGCTAACACGGCACTCTAGTATGCGCTGTGCTTCAGCTTTTGGCATGGCTTTTATAATGCTTATACGCTCTACCATGCTTGTATTTCCTGTAGTAACAGCTAGTAGCTTCCATGCCTCACCTCTATGACGCTCCACGTTACTGCTCGCTGACATACGTCCACGCTGTCTACCCCCAGTCAGTTGGTACGCTAGGTTAGACAACTCTTTACCTGAAGTATTTGTAAGCTCGTCCATATACATAGGCAAATTGTGGTATATCTCACCTCTGTTCATCTTTGTATTGTACGTGTCTCGTTCGTGCATAATCAAATCTTCTGGACTACCCCACACAGATGCCCCTGCTATCATGGCAGTTGTCTTCCCAACCCCTGACTCCTTACTGTATATATGCAAAGCAGCACAATTTATGGGAGAGAACTTCATCAATGGAGAACCAAATGACGTACCAAGAACAAACTGATGTAACTCAAAGTTATCACGATTGTAGAAGTTTACCGTATCTTTCCAATCTTCTAACGTGCCTTTAGGTTCAAAAGATGGAAACAAACTAGCCGTAGGCGTAGAGGGAGGGTTAAACTTTGTCTCGTTAATAGTTATCTCTTCATTACCAAGCACAAAACCTCCACAATCATCGTCAGTCCACCCAAACTGTCTGCGAGCTTCTTCTGCTACGCTCTTTGCTTGTAATTGTGTTACCCATGTAGTTGTGTATGCCATGATATCATCCATTCTTAGTACAGCTATGCCGTGCATAGACAGTTGTTTTCTTAGTTCCTCTTTAGATGTTACAGAAGTCAACGGAACTGTAAACTCTCTTATACCATCTTGAGGCAAGTGTAAACGCATGACAATAGCTTCGCCCACTTCTACGTCCATGATACGTTTGACTACATACAAGTCGTTTTGATATATGACTTTGTCCTCTGTGTTACCATCTTTGTCTTTAAAGTGCATATATACACCACCATTCGCTCCTCTAAAGTATGGCTCTGGATATAGCGGTATGTCCTTTGACACAGGTGCTTTCTTTATACCTTTACCTAAAGATATGGGTGAGTTTATTTTTCCCTTATGCGGACAAGCCACGCAAGGTTCGGGGTTCTCTGCCTCAAATGTTGTGCAGTAGTAAGGGTCACTTATACGCTCGACTTTCTCCTCTGTTGAACTCTCACTATACTCTGGGTGTCTCTCAGACATCTTATGTATAGCTTTGTCAGCATCATTACAGAACTTTGCTATGGATAGCCCTGCTCTCCATAAAGGTTCGCTTATATCCTGTTGGTTCTCCATGATGTTTTTAATCTGCTCACACCCAACGCCTTTTATAGTTTTGTCAAGTATAACTTTGAAGCTGTTCTCAGAGTTTTCTATTATAGCTTTCTTAAATTCGTTCTCTTCGTTGTCTACTTTGGTTGGTATAGTCACGCCTTCTTTGCCTATCAACCGTGCGAACTCGTCAAACTCCACATCATGAAACTCGCCTGTGCCAAAGAACCTAACAGGTTTCTGTGTACCATGCTTGTGGTTACGTGTGCCAGGAATTCTAAGTACCCGCGCAGCATCCGCAGTTACACCATTGTCTGCTAACAAGTTATGCTGTATACACATATCTTTCAGTCCCTGGGCCACAGGCAACCATTCAGCATAGGATATACTTTCCGTAAGCACCCAGTATACGTGTATACCGTACCCAGAATTGATTAGCATTGGACGAGGCAAACCTGTTGCTCCAATAAATCTTCTTAAATCTTGAAAAGCCACGTTCTGGTCAGGGTATTCTTTCCCAACACCGCAGTCTAAATCTAGATAAAAAGAACTTAAACTCTTTACGTTTGTTACTTTTCTATCGTTGCTTGTTGTAAAAGTAGCCAGACCAAAGTATGCGTTGATACCTTCAGCGTCTAACTCATTACCCCTGATTATTACATCGTCTATAGTTGCATGAAAACTCTGTACTTTCTTGTCACCAAGACCCAACACAGAGTAGTATCCATCACCTAAGACTTTCTCTAAAAATTTTTTTGTTTCCATTTTTCCCACCTTGTGCCGAAGACACCACGACAAGATACGGCACGTTATCCTTTCAGCGTAAGCCTAGTCGTGGTGTAGTTCTATTAATCGTCCCAATCTAAGACGATAGAACTCAAGTCGTCATCAGTAGCCTTGGCGGGAGGGGAGGGCTTCTTAACGACCTTCTTTGGCTCAGATACAGGCTCTTCCTTATCCTCTATAATTACAAGAGGCTCGTTGAAAGGATTGTCTTCAGTCTTATTAAAAACAAACCCCTCAGTTGCCTCAAAAGGATTTTTCTCTTCTATAGGCACATACTTCAAAACCTGCACAGCTCTCAAACGTAACGACACGTTCTGCTTGCCACCATAGTCATATGGATAGAACTGTACAGCCACATTGACTGTGCTACCTGTAGTCAACAAAAAATCATCTTCTAACTTGTTATTACTAGCGTCAACCTGTAAAGGCTTTTTAGTAACCTCGTTTTTATATACGCCTTTCAGATTTGCCTTGTGAGTGAACATGCCATCATCGTCTTTGACAAAAGTTCTTTCTAACTTATCTGCCCACTTATCTTTCCTGTTAGCTAGATAACATTTGGACATGGCAGTGAACAACTGCTTTGCAGTATCGTTATCCATACGAAACTGTATAGAGTATTCTGCGTTTTGAGCAGTAGGTTCACACGGCACAGATCGTCCTTCATTACTATCAAAACGATACGTCTTGTTTATTTTAGGCCATAGAGCCTCTACGTTTTTTATAATATATTGTTCCATTTATCTCTCCTTCTCTTTATATTATAAATCTTCATCTAGTTCTGCTAGTGAATCTTCGTCCACTGTTTTTTCGCTACGTTTACTAGATACTTTAGTTAATGCAGTAGCTACCTCACCAACACGAAACCTATAAGTATTACCTATTTTTACATAAGTATCTTCTGGTATGTGTTTCTGACGCACCCACGCACGAACAGTCGATATAGACACGCTAAAATGTTTAGCTACGTCCTCTATTGGTACATAAGGTTCATTCATTTCTTCCTCACAGAAATTGTTACTTCTTCTTCAATCTCTAATCCCTCTGGCTTGAGATCAGGATTTTCTTCCAAGAACTCTCTCATGTTCGCCTGATTGATACGTTTATCCAGTAACTGAGGTGCATTCTCTTCCACAATAAGTTTATGTATCGCATCCCAT